GTGGACCTCCGATAGGTGGAAACACCCTATCTCGGTGTCCACCAAACCGGCAGCAGGCCAGTGGTGGGCGGCGGCATCAGTCTGAAATCCCACAAGCACACCGGGGTGCAACCCGGCAGCGGAATGACTGGTGCCCCCCAATGAGCGGGATGAACAAAATCACCGGCAAGCGGATCGAAGGTGACGCGCATATCGCGCAGAGCATCGTTGATATCCTCACCACGCCACTCGGCAGCAGGGTGATGTTGCGCGATTACGGCAGTCGCCTGTTCGAACTGGTGGATGCGCCCGTCTCGCGTCGATTTCCGGGCCTCTTGGTAGCCGCCACCGCCACGCCTCTCCGCAAGTGGGAGCCGCGCATCAATCTCACCAAGGTGGAATTCTCGCTGCCCGAGGAAGCCCGGCGACCTAGCATCACCATCATCGGCACCCGCACCGATCTTCCGGGCGATCCGCCCTTTTCCCTCTCCATCCCGCTCTAGCCCCGAAAGGCCATCCCATGTCCTACTATCACGGCATTCGCGTTACCGAGATCAACGACGCGGCCCGCGCCATCGCCACGGTTGCCACCTCCGTTATCGGCCTGGTTTCCATCGCCCCCGACGCGGACGCCACGGCGTTCCCGCTCAACCAGGCGGTGCTGGTGGACGATCTCACCACTGCCATCGGCAAGGCGGGCGATGATGGCAAGCTGGCCGCCTCGCTTGAGGCGATCGGCGATCAGGCCACTGCTCCGGTGGTGGTGGTGCGTGTCGCGGAGGGTGAGAACGCCGCCGAAACCACTGCGAACATCGTCGGCACCACCACTGCCACCGGCCAGCTTACTGGCATGCAAGCCTTGCTAGGCGCGGAATCGCAACTCGGGATCAAGCCGCGCATCCTGGGCGTGCCTGGCTACGACACCCAGGCCGTCACCACCGGCCTTGCCACGGTGGCCCAGAAACTGCGCGGCATGGCCTATGCGGCAGCCGAAGGCGACACCGTGGCGGAAGTGGCCGATTACCGCCAGAATTTCGGCGCGCGCGAATTGATGCTGATCTGGCCGGAATTCACGGACTTCGAAGGTAGCGCGATCGCCCGCGCACTAGGCTTGCGGAGCAAGATCGATCAGCAGACGGGGTGGAACAAGACCCTGTCGAACGTCGCGATCAATGGCGTGACCGGCCTTTCCCGCCCCGTACCGTTCTCCATCCTTGCCAGCGACACCACCACCGCCAGCCTGGTCAACGATGCCGATGTCACCACCCTTGCCCGCATCGACGGCTACCGCTTCTGGGGCAATCGCACCTGCTCGGACGATCCCTTGTTTGCCTTCGAAAGCGCCGTGCGCACTGCCCAGGTGCTGCAAGATACGATCGCGGAAGGGCTGGTGTGGGCGATCGACAAGCCGATCCTCCCCGGCCTGATCCGCGACATCACGGAAAGCATCAACGCATCGTTCCGCGACATGAAGGCGCAGGGCCTCCTGATCGGGGCCGAGTGTGAGTTCCGCAGCGACAGCAATAGCGCGGCCAACATGGCGGCCGGCAAGCTGGTGTTCGACTACAGCTACACGCCGACGGCACCGGCTGAGGCAATCGGGCTGAACCAGCGCATCACGGATAAATTCTACGCCGAGCTGCTGGCCGCCTGATCCCGTTCCTCCCCCCTTCCCCCTCTCTTATCGGAGAACCGCCATGGCCCTCCCCACGGTCCTTAAATATTTCAACGTCTACAATGACGGCATCGATTATCTCGGCCAGTCGAGCGAAGTCACCGTTCCTAAGCTCGCCCGCACACTCGAAGATTGGCGCGGTGGCGGAAATGATGCCGCTCTCGGCCTCGATCTGGGCGGCGAACCGATCGAATTCGAATGGAAGGCGGGTGGCCTCCTCGAGCAGGTCTATCGCCAGTTCGGTTCCACCACCGTCAACGGTCTGCAGCTTCGCTTCGTCGGCTCCTACCAGGATGACGGAACCGGCCTGACCAAGACGGTCGATATCACCGTGCGCGGCCGCCACCAGGAGATCGATCCCGGCGGCGCGAAGGGCGGCGAACCCGGCGAAACCACAGTCAAGACCCGCTGCGCCTATTACAAGCTCATGATCGACGGCAGCGCCGTAATCGAAAAGGACGATCTGAACATGGTGTTCATCGTCAACGGCGTCGACTTGCTGGCCCAGCACCGCGCAAATCTCGGCGTCTAGTGCACAACCCGCTTCGCCCCGGCGTGCATCGAGCGGACGCGCCGGGGCGGGGACCAATCCGCTCGCTCCCTCGACCCGAAAGGCATCCCATGTCCGACGAATCCGCTCCGCTCGCCGCTTCGAAAGCACGCAAGCTTTCCGATCCAATCACGCTCGCTGAACCGATCGTGCGTGGCGAACAAAAAATCGCCAGCATCCAGTTGCGCAAGCCGAAAGCGGGCGAACTGCGCGGCCTCTCCATCCAGGAACTGATGAATGCCCGCGCCAGCGCTACGCTGGACCTGCTGCCCCGCATCTCCATGCCGCCGATCACCCAGGCCGAAGCCGACGCGATGGAGCCCGAAGACCTCGCCAGCTGTTCCGGGGCGATCATTGATTTTTTTCTTACCCCGGCAGACCGGGCGGCGGTGGAGAAGGTGTTGAAGGCCTGATCGCGGATATCGCGATCATCTTCCACTGGCCGCTGTCCGATCTGCTGGAAATGGACCTGGCCGAACTACGGCTTTGGCGCGAGCTGGCCGTGAAACGCTGGAACCACATTCATGAAGTGAAGACGTGAACAAGAACCTTCGCCTCCTCGTCAGCTTCGCCGCTACCGACCGGCTTTCCGGCCCGATGAAGAACATCGTCGGGCTGGGCCAGTCGGGCAGCCAGAAGCTGGCCGCGATGAAGCGGGAGGCGCGCGATCTCAGCAAGCAGTTGAAAGCCCAGCGCGAGGACATCGTCCGCGCAGTCGCCGCCGGCGAAAAGCTGAGCCATCTAGTCGATAAGGAGAAGGAACTCGCAACTGCCGTCGATCAAACCAACGCGCGCCTGAAGGAGCAGGAGCGCCGGAATCGCGTGCGTGCGCAGGCCGATCAGATGCGCGAGCGCGGCGCGGACCTGCGCGCGTCCGGCACGGGCAATATCATGACCGGCGTCGCCATGGCTGCTCCGATGGTGCTGGCCTCCAAGCAGGCCATGACCTTCGAAAGCTCCATGGCGGATGTGCGCAAGGTGGTGAATTTCGACACCCCCCAGCAGTTCCGCCAGATGGGCGAGGACATCACCGACATGTCGCTGCGGATCCCGATGGCGGCCGAAGGTCTTGCCCAGATCGTGGCGGCCGCCGGCCGGGCCGGCGTGGCGCGCAAGGAACTGCTCACCTTCGCAGAAGATGCCGCGCAGATGGGCATCGCGTTCGACACCACGGCGGAGGATGCTGGGCAGATGATGGCGAAATGGCGTACCGCCTTCGGCCTCGGCCAGGGTGAGGTGCGCACGCTGGCCGACCAGATCAACGCGCTCACCAACACCTATGGCGGCAATGTAGGCGCGGTGGCGGGCATCACCACACGGATCGGCGCGCTGGGCAAGGTCGCCGGCCTTGCCGCGCCGCAGATCGCCGCCATGGGCCAGCTCATGAATTCGGTGGGCGTGGAAGAGGAGATCGCCGCCACCGGGATCAAGAACATGATGCTGGCCATGACGAAGGGCACGGCGGCGACGAAGTCGCAGCAGAAGGCGTTTGCTGCGCTGGGACTGGATGCAGCGAAGGTGGCCCAGGCCATGCAGGATGATGCCGGCGGCGCAATCACCGACCTACTCGCCCGTATCCGCAAGCTGCCGGAGGCTCAGCAAGCTGCGACCCTCACCCAGTTGTTCGGCTCCGAAAGCGTAGCGGCCATCGCGCCGATGCTGACCAATCTCGATCGGCTGCAGCAGAACTTCGCACTTGTTGGCGACAAGGCCGCTTACGCCGGCAGCATGAACAAGGAGTATCTCACCCGCATCGCCACTACCGAAGGCGCGGTGGGGCTGGCCAGCAATGCGTTCAAGGCGATCAACATCCAGCTGGGCACCATGCTGCTGCCTACGATCACGGCCGGTGCACACAAATTCGTGGAGATCGCCAAAGCCGTGCGGGAGTGGACAAAGGAACATCCGGGCCTCGCGAAGGGCCTGCTAATGGTTTATGGCGGAGCCACCGCGCTGGTGACGGGCATCGGCGCGCTCAAGTTCGGCTTCGGACTGCTTCTCGGCCCATTCAGCCGTCTCTACCAAATGGTTGGTGTCGGCGGGCCCGCGCTTATCCGCCTCTTCACCGGGATCCGCACCGCCGCCATGTTCCTCGGCAGCGGGCTGTTGAAGGCCGGCGCGATGATGCTGGCCAATCCCATCGTGCTGGTGATCGCGGCGATCGTGGCGGCCGTCGCCCTGGCCGGCTACCTGATCTACAAGCATTGGGACAAGATTTCCGCCGCGTTTAAAGCCGGGGCCGAATGGGTGAAAAGCGCTATCGGTGCGTTGCCCGACTGGCTGAAAAATCTCGGCGCGCGGATGATGGATGGGCTGCTGATGATGCTCAACCCGCTGGCGCTGGCCAATCGTCTGGTGGCCATCGCCAAGGCGGGAGTTACCGCGTTCAAGGATTATTTCGGGATCAAGTCGCCATCCCGCCTGATGATGGGCATGGGCGGCTATATCACCGATGGCCTGGCGCGCGGCATCGACCGGGGCAAGGGAACCGCTATTGGCGCGGCGAAGGCCATGGCCACGGGAGTTGCCGGCGCGAGCATGGCCAGCGCTACGTTCGCCGGCAGCGCCGCGGGACTGGGCACAAGTGCCCCTAGCTTCCAGATCGGCCAGATCAGCATCACCGTGCAGGCCGCGCCTGGCCAATCGGCACAGGAAATCGCCCAGGCGGTGGCGGCGGAATTCCAGCGCCAGGCGGGGAACGCCGCCGCCTCGAAACGCTCCGCATTCGCGGACGGTTAGGAGCCTTCCCTTGCCAATGCTCTGCCTCGATATGTTCGCCTTCCAGATCGGCACCCTGCCCTATCAGGAGTTGCGCCGCCGCTTCGAATGGCGCTTTGCGGAGGGCGAGCGCTTCGGTGTGAGGCCCGCCACGCAGTTCCTAGGACCCGGCGCGGAATCGGTGGAGCTGGCCGGGGCGCTTTATCCGGGCGAGGGCATCGGCGCTTATTCCTCGATCGACACCATCCGCGAGATGGCCGACAAGGGTGATGGCTACACCCTGACTTCCGGCACCGGCGAGGTATGGGGCGTCTTTACCATCCGATCGCTCGACCTCTCTCAATCGCTGTTCTTCGTGGACGGCGCCGCCCGCAAGAGCGATTTCACCCTGTCGCTGGCACGCGCCGATGGGTGAGGGTTTCATTCTCCCCTTCGCCACCTGGCGCGTCTCGCTGGATGGGCGGGATTTGACGGACACGATCAATCCCCGCCTGATCTCCGCCGGCATCTCTCAGAAGCGGGAGGATGAGGCGGACCAGCTAGACGTGGTGATTTCCGATCACGACGGGCTGATGGACCTCCCTAAGGCGGGAGCCGTGCTAGCCGTATCAATGGGCTGGGCA